GAACTGAAGGATTAGCAGCACCGTTCTTTGCTGTAAGTAAAGCACATAGAGTTGCTAGAATTTTCAGAAGTGCAGGAACAGGTGCAGTTTCGATTGGTGCAATTGAAGCTTACTTAGCAAGTCAAAGACCAGACTTAGACGCTGATGATGTTATGCACGGCATAATGACAGGTGGATTAATTGGTGGACTTCTTGGATTAAGAGGTTACAAAAAAGTAAAATTTAATAATGATAATGACAAAGCTGTAAATGCTTTAATGAAAAGACACTTAGATGAAAGTGACGCCAAGACTATGAATGACGGTGGCTTTCCACCACCAAATAGTTCAGGTGGAGTACCAGTAGTAACTCCTAACAATCCTAATCCTTATAAAGGAAATGGTTCAGGTGAAAGAGTATTTGATTGGTATGATGAAGCAACAGACATGAAACTTTTAACACGTACAAGAAAAGATGGTAAAACAGAAATTGATATTACCCCTATAGGAAAACGAGGTAGTAAAGATGAATATATTCTTGACAAGAAAAAAGATGGAACAATTGAAGTAAGGAAATGTAAATAATGGCAAAGAAAAAATTACCTATACCTATGAAAGATTGTAGTTGGAAAGACGCTACGGAAGTAGGACTTTTTGAATCTGAAGACGCAGCAAAAGAATTTTTAAGAAGTCAATCTTATTCGTTTGATATATTAAAAAATATGGAATTAAGTCCTCAGACTTTTGCTAAAAAAGCTAGGTTTGATTTCTTTGCAGCAATGTCATCTGACATTAATCCTACTATGAGAAAAATGGCTAATCTTTTAGTTAGAGATTCTACACCAAAAGCAGGTAATGCAAACTATGTAAGACCTGTAGCTGTTAGTGAAATTAAAGCTATTGTACAAGATACGTATATGGGTGCATTTCATAAAGCAAATGATGTACACCTTAAAGCTTGGCTATTAGAACAAAAAGCTTTAGGTAGATTTAAAATGGCAAGTATGAATACTCCTGCTGTAAGAGAAGAGTTCGCAAGTTTATGGGCTAGAGTTAAAAGAGGAGAACGATTAGCTGTTAATGAATTAGGATATAATACACAAGCTTCAAGAAAAGCTGTAGACGCTATGAGAGATGAAATGAATACAAATTATGATTCTCTTTTACAGATAATGAAACAATCAGGTATTGAAGGTGCTGAAAATGTTGCTGAAAATTTTAATTACATCAACAGAAAATACAGCCCAACAAAAATGCAAAAAGTTTTAGAGCAACCTAACGGATTGCAATATCTAAAAACTTTCTTAGTTAATGCTATGCAAGATACTATGGTTAGAGGTGTAAAATCTAAACCATTAACTAATGCACAAAAAATGGTTATTGCTGAAAATTTAGTTGAAATTGTTCAAAAATCAGGAATGACTAGAGGTGGAATTAATTTAGACTTTATTGTTACTTCTATGCAAAAAAGAGAAATGTTTAGAAGAACTTTAGCAGACCACGGATTAGATGAAAGTGAAATTGATAGTATTGTAAACAGTTTATTCAAAGTTCCAGCAGGAAGTGCCGGAAGTGCGTCTTATTTAAAAAGAAGAATTAAATTTGATGAAGGTTATACTGATGGCAAAATGAATTTTTCTGATTTATTAGAAAACAATGGTGAAGTATTATTTCTAAATTATCTTCATGCAGTTACAGGTGATATAGCTTTAGCTTCAAAAGGAATTAAATCTAGAGGAGATTGGACTAGATTAAGACAACAAGTTTTAGATGACTATGCAAACTCTCCTAATTTAAATAAACCTGGATTAAGAGGTAAATGGAATCAATGGCAAATGAACAATGAGATTCAAGCTATGGATATGATTTACTCTTTTATTAAAGGAAGACCTTTAGCTGAAAATCCAGGTGGATTAGCACCAACGATAGGAAGATTTATAAGAAAATTAAATTACTCAAGGGTTATGAACCAAGTAGGTTTTGCTAACATGGCTGAAATGGGTAACGTTACAGGATTACTTGGTTGGAGATACACTATGAAACACGTTCCTGAATTTAGACGTGTAATGAAACGTGTAGCTAACGGTGAAAAAGAAAATAGATTTATAGAAGAGATAGATAGAACTGTAGGTTATGTTGGTAACCATAAACTTTTACAACAAGTTACAAACAGAATAGATGACTTTGGTTCAGGAGTAAATCCAAATGCAATTAGTAAAGCTGAGAATTGGTTAGATAGAGGAAACAGATTTACAAATACTTGGTCAGGACAATTTGGAACAACTTCATCTATGCAAGTATTTACAGTTTCAGAGTTTACACATAAGTGGGCTAGTTTTGCTTTAGGAAAAGGTGAACACCCTTTTGCAAAATTAATAACTGCAAGAAAAAATAGAATGACTAAAGAAGGTATGCAGTTAAGAATGGACGACTTAGGAATCAGTCCTCAGATGTTAGAAAGAATTAATAAAGAATTTGCAAAACATACTAAATGGACTAAAGGCGAATTAGGAACTAGAATTGCTGTAGCAAATTTTGATAAGTGGGCTTTAGAAACTAGAGCAGCTTACATTATGTCTATGAGAAGATTAGCACATAGAGTTGTGCAACAAGCTGACATTGGAGAGAAAGCTTATTTCGGATTTTTAAAAGAATATGGAATGGACGCTAGTGGTCACTTAGGACAAATAGCTTATCAGTTTAGAAGCTTTATGTTTACTTCATGGGCTAAACAATTTTTATATGGTTTAAAAATGAGAGACGCTATTGTGTTCGACTCATTTATGAACTCAATGATTTGGGCTGGAATGATGTATACAGCACAGATGTCTATTCAAGCACAACTGCACCCAAACAAAGAAGAATTTTTAGAAACTAGATTAGCACCTGACGTTATTGCTAAAGCAGCTTTTCAAAGAGCAGCCTTTGCGTCTTTAATGCCAATTGGTGCAAACTTAGTAGGTTCATTATATACAGATGTACCTATATTTGGATATAGAACGAGTGGATTAGATAGTAATATTATTACAGGAAATCCTACTTATTCATTAATCTTCCAAAAATTAATGCCTACAATAAAGGCAATTTCGCAATCTACCTTTAATCCCAATAGACAATTTTCTAGTGGGGACGCAAATAAAGCAATTGGTATATTGCCATACTACAATTTAATCGGTGTACAAAACATTTTAAGGTCTTTAGCAGGGAAATTCCCTGAAGAAAGACAACAATAAGTACCCATATTAGAAGGAATATAAGAAAAGGAGTAAAATGGCTAACTCATTTGTGAGATATACAGGTAACGGAAATACTACTCAATACGCAGTAAGTTTCTCTTATAGAGACCAAGCTGATATTGCTGTTACTATTAATGGTGTAGCTACAACTGCTTTCACTTTCAACGGTGCAGGAACTCAGATAACTTTCAATTCTGCCCCTGCCAATTTAAGTTCAATCGAGATTAGAAGAACAACAAGTCAAACTTCAAGATTAGTTGACTACGCAGCAGGTTCAGTTCTAACAGAAAATGATTTAGACACGGACTCTAATCAAGGTTTCTTTATGTCTCAAGAAGCTATTGATGACGCAAACGACAGAATTAAATTAGACAATGCAGATTTTCATTGGGACGCTCAAAGTAAAAGAATTAAAAATATAGCTGACCCAGTAGATAATACTGACGTTGTTAACAAAAGTTATATTTCAACAAACATACCAAACATAACTACAGTTGCAGGAATAGCTTCAATACCAGGTAGTTCGCGCATAAAATTAAGAACTAATGCATTAGAGAGATGGTTATCAAATAACTATCATAGTGAAATGAAATGGATGGAAGCAGAAAGAAGAAAAAACATAGAATCGCTCTTAGAGGGAGCAAAAAGTGTTTTAAGTGTTGGATATAATTATATAAGTGAACAAAATCAAAATAATAAAAAATATAAAGTTGGAAAATTTGGTCAGGCAGAAGATTATCATAAAGTTATTTACAAGAAATTAAAAAATATTAGTAAATGGATAAATGAAGAAATACCTGATTGCAAATGGAAAATATGTGTTGACAGCTCCCCTCTCCTTGAAAAAGCATGGGCCGAAGAATCAGGATTAGGTTGGATAGGTAAACACAGTAATTTAATAAACAAAACTTATGGTTCATGGTTTACCTTAGGTTTTATAATTCTCACAAAAGATTTAATACCAGATAAACCCTATCAATCACTTTGCGGAAAATGTGATAAATGCATTGAAAAGTGTCCTACGAAAGCAATAGTAGAACCTTTTGTTATAAAATCAGACTTATGTATTGCCTATCACACTATAGAAAGTAGAAACAAAACAATACCAGAAAAAATTGAAAAAAATTTAAATGGATGGATTGCAGGATGTGATATTTGCCAAGATGTATGCCCTTGGAATAAGGCTGTACCCTACAACAATACTTTTGAAACAACTCCAAAACAATGGATTAAAAATCTTGATATTAATTCATTAAGTTGGGATGATAAGAAATGGGAAGAAAATCTAAAAGGATCAACATTAAAAAGAATAAAACCTTGGATGTGGAAAAGAAACATAAAAGCAATGCTAAAAAATTATTAAGACTATGAAGAAGTTTTTCACAAGAATATTATTTATTTCCTTTTTATTTAATTTCTTATTAAAAGGAGAAGAATTAAAAGCATTAGTTCCTTATTATTACTTACCAACAATAAAAAATTTAGAAAAAGAAAGTTTATCTATTGGTAAAAATGCATACCAACTTTTATATTTTGGCCAAATTAAAGAGAGTCTTAATCTAGCCAAATTAGCTGTAAAAATTAATAAATTAGATGAAAAATTATGGTTAATTTTATCTGAATCACAAATAGCTAATAAATTATATGAAGAAGCATTAATTTCGCTAAAAAAAGCAGAAAACATTAATCCTAATTTAAGTGAAATATATTTTTCAAAAAGTAATATTTTTCTAAAACAATTAAACCTAAAAGATGCAAAGATTGCATTGAACTCAGGTTTACAAATAACACCAAAGAATCATAAAGCAATATTTCAATTAGGAAATATTTTTTTAATGGAAAAAAATTACTTATCAGCAATAAAGTTTTTTGATAAAGCCGTCAAAATTAAACCTGAATTTTGGCAAGCTATAAATAATAAAGGTTTAGCTTACTTTGAACAAGACAAAATAAATCTATCTAT